AGAGATAATCATAATCTTTTTTTCTGGATCATTGAACAAAGTCCAAAGAACAAAAGCGCCGGTAATCCAAGATTTACCGACTCCTCGGAAGGCTTGGATTTGTAGTCGTTTAGGTCCGTTTTGTAGGTAGTCTGCAATAGCGTATTGTGCGCGTGTTGGAGAAGGTAACTCAAGCTGTCCCCACAGTGCTTGTAGAAACAGCTTGAAGTCAGCTTGTAGTGATTCGACTACGGAGACCCCTCCAGACGGCGCTGTACGGCGTCTTCGTGGCATGTTGTGTGTGTTTGTATGGTTAGTGGTTTAGAGGCGCCTTCTAGGCTTTCTGTAGCCTGTTCTAGCACGTCGCCTCAGTTCGTAATCGCTGTAACCTTCTTCTTTTAATTTTTGCTTAGTTTGTTCCGCTGCAACACCAGTTTCTTGTAAGTTTTTACCTGTGGCACCTTCAACAATTGCGTCAAGCATTTGGACAGCACCTACAGCTGCGCCTACAGGTCCAGCTGCAGTTGCAACTTTAGCTAAAGAGATGCCTCCAAGTTTAGGTACTAAAGAAACTGCAAATCTTCCTAATTGTTGAACACCAGCTCCAATAACTGCTCCAGTAGCCGTTTGTTTTGCTGCTTCTTTATAATCGCCTTGTAAAGCTGCTTTAACTGCTTCTGGTTCAATAAATGAACCTGCACCAGCTACAGCACCTAATGGATTTTTACGAACAACTTTTAATCCAACAGAACCTGCAGTAGAAACTGGTTCAACATTTAAATAACCCAAATTTCTTCCAAGCATAGTTGTTTCAACGTCAGGTTGAATAGGAATACGACCATAAGGTTGTCCCTTTACTGTTGGAATTTTTTTAGGATCAGGCAGTTTAACTACATTTTGAAATGTGTCATCACCAAGTGATCCCCACATTATTTTATTTTTATTAGCAAATTCACGAATTTGATCTGATGACCAATTAATTGAGTCTGGAACAACTTGTCGTAAAGAATCAAGTTTGTGTGTCATAGCGTTAACAACAATCTGTTTACGCATACGACCAGCTTCAACCATATACTCAACTAATTGATTTTCAGAAAGTTGAGAAATATCGTCAACATTAAAAACTTTTTCTGCTGATGGTATTTGTTTGTATAAATCGTGAACCCATTTGTGAGCCTGACCAGTTCGTCCATATTTAGGACGGCGTTGGGGTTGAGGAGCTATATTTAGTGGTTGGTTACCGGTGTCAATCCCTTGCTTATTTAGTTGTTCAATAACGTATGAACGGGACTCTGGACTTAGGCCAGCAGCACCTAAAGTCCTATCAACCCATGCTAAGTCAATAATATGGTGAGCTTCTGCACCAAAAACTTGAAATGCTGCACTATAGGCATCTTTAAAAGCTTGAGAATTTTTAATTTGTAAGTTTTTAGTTTCAAGATTGATGCCATAGTTTGAAAGAGTTTGTTCAAGTTCATTAAACAGTCTTCTAACTGATGTCATTATCCAATGTGTGATAAAATTACTTGTTCACGAAGTCTATTGACTCCAAATTTACGTCTCATCCAAGTCTGCCAATTTTCTGATCCTTTTTTCTGATTACAATGGGTGCAAGCTGGTACGATGTTGCTTGCAATCGTTTGGCCTCCAAGAGAACGAGGCTTAACGTGATCAAGAGTAAGTTCATGTAATTCATAAGATTTTCCACAATAAACGCATGTACAATCGAAGAGTTCCTTTACGGCTTTACGCCACAGACGGGTTGCTTCAGAGCTAGTCATGGTTAACAAGTTGTGTAAATAGTGATCAGGGGTTGGCAGAAGTGGGGTCATTGACGTTTTGCTCCACCTCTAGCACGATTAATTTTAAGGCTTTCTTTAACAAATTTTCCATTCTTTTTGCTCATGTCAGGACCACCTTTACCCATTAACCCGGCTTTTCGCCGTGCCTTGGCATGTTCCCGTTTGTAAGCATTAGAGTGTGCATATTTGCCACCGGGTGAATTGTCTCGTACGTGCTTAAGTCTAGATGCTTCGTTTTTAGCGTAGTGTTGCGCTGTTTTACCTTTTGCCATAGAGTCTACTCTTTACAAGTTCAGGATCCACTTGAGGGATTACGCTAGCTAACTTATCAAGTGGGTTACCTTCATAAGCAATACCACTAATGTCATTAGCTTTTAGCCAATCACAAGCTGCTTTCAAATCTTGAGTAGTAGCTTCACCAGATTTAATCCGACTTAAAAACTCACTAGTAACAAGATTGTGCAACTCATTAAATTGGTCTTCAGTTGCTTTCTTTTTCATTTAAGGCTACAATCGGTACAATATCATGGCACAAGACTTCAACTCTTGAGCCAGGACGGAATGTAAACCCCGCTTTCATAATTTCTGTGCATTTAAGTGCTCTGACTAGTTCATAGTCAAGACGCATCTTTTGTTCGTGTCGTTTTGCTATTTGTTTACACGTTTCTACCATGCCACCATCAAGGGGTACACTAAAATTAAGTTGCATACCCCAATTATAATTGACAACATAACCTTCGTCTCTATACGGCTTGGTGTCATTACCCATGACAAAAGGTGAAACGGTCATAGTTGATCCGTTACAAGAATTGTTACCAGCAAAGTATTGACGTGAAGGTGCACCAGTATTTTGAAACTGAACTGCTTGATTGGTTACGTTGCCAGTGGCTGCTGCTACTGGATTAGATGTGTTCTGAACTTTTGGTTCTTCCGCACGTAACGGTGTTACTGCGAGAACACAGAAAGCGAGGTAGTAGTAGAACTGGTAGAGATATTGCGTGTAACGTCGATTTCCTCCACTACACCTGCTGCGCGAGTCACTAGCTCTAGTTGAAACTGCTCTCCGGCATTCGTTACTGAATAGGTGGTTGCGGGATCCGCGATGTTCCCCGAAGGGGTTACATTTGTTCCAGACCATGAGGAATAATCTCCTCCATATACTTTTGTACTTACGGTTTCAGTGATAGTTTGTGTAGTCGTTGTCGTTGACTGCATACTGCCTTGTGTAAATTGAGGAGTAACAGTCTGCGCTTTAGCTACAGAAGGTGCTAACAACAATAGAGCAATAATCCATTTCATTACTTAATCTCCTTTTTGTCTTTGTCAACACGAGAAATACCATACGATGCAAGCGTACCGCTAAGCAATGACGCTACAAACGTAGGATCCATTTTTTGCAGCATCCCCATATAAGATGCTGTAAGTACTCCTGCACTCCATACCAGTACCAAGGCTTTAACTATTTCACTAAAAAAATTGTGAAACATGTTTTTTGTGTTTTCAATCATTCTTTTTTACGAGTCAGTAGTTTCTTGACAATTGGTTTCAAGACTTGCACTGTCCGTTTGAATACCGCAGTTGCTGTAAGCGTGGCTACAACGGAAACAGTTGCAGTCGTACCTGCAGTAACAAGTATTTCATTACTTGGTAAGGGTACCTCTAATTCAGTACCAGGCACGTCAAAGTAACGTATGTCCGGTATTTTGGGTAGAGTGGGTGAAGGTAGTTTAGGTGATTCCCCTTTGGGTGGCTCTTCTTTGGCATCTGCCTGTATCCCTGGCGGTGGTCTAAGGTCACTAGGAGGCACCACAAGCGGCTTGTAGGAGGGTAGATTAGCTCGTGGTACCTCCAGTACTGGACGGGGTAATACAGGCGCCTCTGGGAGCCGTATAGAGGGGAATGCGGGTGGTTCCCCTAGATTAGGCATCAGAGTTTAGGAGCGGGGAACAAACCGTTACGAATAAACTCAACGGCTTTGTCGTCAATTTCGTTGTCAGTAGTTTCTGCCAACTTGGTGAGCAGATCGACAATCAAAAGTTTTACCTTTTCAGATTGTACAAACGAGAAAAGGATGGGTCGAATAAGGGTGATCATGGTTGGGTAGGCCAGGTAATGTTAAAAGGGAATCCTGATTGGGATGGAAGGTCGCGCAGTGCTTGTCGGTATGTAGCCCAAGCAGCGGAGTCCACAGGAGCATCTGAAAGCTGTGACCAGTCGGATTTAACCAAACGACGGTCACGTTCAGCACGAATGTTATTGCTAGCTTGTTGCTCAGGTAATTCCTGTAAACTCCACGTTTGTGTCCATACACCATCAATGAGATCTACGCCTTGCCTAACACGGTGCGTTTTACTATCACACTCAGGAGATGCTGTAGGCGTAACTGGATATACGTCAAAAGCAGCTAGTTCATTCTCAGTTATGGGTTTTGGAAAAGAAGTACTAGGATTTTCTTTTTTAAGATCCCCTATATTATAGGGAAATCTAGCAACATTGTTATTAACAATTTTTACAAACATGGTATAGTTGCAATAAAAGGGTTAAAGGTCAAAAGAAAGAAGGATACCGCTATAGTAATCAATAATGTACATTTTAGTACCGTTAGATTTAAAAAACAATTCCGTTACAAAATGACTGTATTTAACTACAGAAAAGTTTTGGTTATAACTAGCAGTAGATATATCCCAAGCTGTAGTTAAATTGTATTCATTTACAAAACCGCTATTACCGCAAACATACATTTTAGTACCGTCAGGTTTAAAAAATACTCCGTGTGGATATATATCTTGTGATGCTACAGAAAAGCTTTGGTCATAGCTAGCGGTAGATACGTCCCAAGCTGTAGATAAACTGTATTCATATACGTTATCTCCAGTTGCTCCGGCGATAAACATTTTAGTACCATCACCTTTAAAGGATAGACCTCTTACATTTGTGTCTTGTGTAACTACGGAAAAAACTTGGCTATAACTGGCAGTAGATATATCCCAAGCTGTAGTTAAATTGTATTCATTTACACCGTCTGTAAGTAGACCAGTGACATACATTTTAGTGCCGTCAGGTTTAAAAAACAATCCCGTTGGAATACTTTCTTGTGATGCTACAGAAAAGCTTTGGTTATAACTAGCAGTAGAAACATCCCAAGCTGTAGATAAATTATATTCATACACGGAATCGTTAGCAGAACCAGCGAAATACATTTTAGTACCGTCAGGTTTAAAAAATATTGCTTGTGGCTGCGTGTCCTGTGCTTTTATTCTAAAATAGTCTGTACTTGGGACAATGTAAGACGCTGTTGATATATCCCAAGCAGTAGATAAACTATATTGAAATACAAAGCGTGTTTCAACACCAACGACATACATTTTAGTACCGTCAGGTTTAAAAAATACTCCGTGTGGATATATATCTTGTGATGCTACAGAAAAGTTTTGACTGTAACTAGCAGTGGAGACATCCCAAGCTGTAGTTAAATTGTATTCGTTTATATCGTCTCCAGTTGCTCCGATGATAAACATTTTAGTACCGTCACTTTTAAAAGATAATCCTGTTGAATTTGCTTCTTGTGATGATACAGAAAAGTTTTGGTTATAACTAGCAGTAGATATATCCCAAGCTGTAGTTAAATTATATTCAAACACAGCATCCGAAGTTGAACCGAGAACGTACATTTTGGTACCGTCACTTTTAAAAAATACCGCTTGTGGAGCTGTTTCTTGTAATGCTACAGAAAAGCTTTGGTTATAACTAGCAGTGGAGACATCCCAAGCTGTAGATAAATTATATTCAAACACAGTATCCCAAGATGAACCGATAATGTACATTTTAGTACCGTCAGATTTAAAAAATACATCTCTTGGACTTCCTTCTTGTGATACTACAGAAAAGCTTTGGTTATAACTAGCAGTGGAGACATCCCAAGCTGTAGTTAAATTGTATTCGTTTATAGCGTCTCCAGATGATCCGGCAACGTACATTTTAGTACCATCAGCTTTGAAAAATAAGCCAAATGTACTTGAATCTTGTGGATTTACATTAAAATAGCCTACTGGTGTGCCATTATATGTGGCATTTGATAAATCCCAGCCGCTTAATGTTTCCTTTGGCGCAGCTGCACCCATTAATACTTTATCAAACATAATCAGTTCGTGTAATCTACAAGTGCTGCGCCACGCCAGCGCGTTCCACCGTCATCAGTCACAAAGACAAAAAGGTGTGTCTTACCAGCGGTAAGTGTGGGAGCAGTACCTGCAGGCCATTCAAGACCTGTCCACCAAGTTACAGTACCACTGGTATGTGTAAGTTCTAGTGTGAATGAATATGCCGTGTTGGTGGCAGGCACATTGCTTACGGTAAACGTAGAGTTAGCGTTGATTGTTTTGGTAAAATAGTTACCAGCACTACAATCAATGTTAAGAGCAGAAACCACTTGAACTTCTTGGGTTACATTACCGTCAAAGTCAACGGTACCAGTAAAGGTACCGCCGGTTGCAGGGACGCCAGAATTGTTATCAACGTAAGCTTTAACTGACTGCTGGGTTGGTACTTTCGTACTGGAGTTAGAAGACATGTTATCTTCATCTACTACAAAGCTCATATTTGCAGTACTAGTGTCACTCTCCATAACTGCACCAGCTGCAGCTACATTAGTTGCATCAGTTACATCAGCACTGGTTTCAATGCCATCTAGCTTTGTTTTATCACCAGATGACATCAACCCATCAGCACTTGTGGTTGCATTGCTGTAGGTAGTGTCATTATCAGCAGCCCAAACAGCCGCGCCGTTGTCCCATTTCAAGAACTCACCATTAGATGGTGTGTCAGTAGTTTGAACAACGTCAGAGCTGTCTGGAATGTTTGATGCTTTCCACTTCTCGCCGTCCCACGTATAAGTAGCACCATTAGCAAGAGAGTATGTTTGTCCGCTTGTCGGACTAGAGGGAAAATTAAGTGTCATAATTAAGTCTTGATAATAGCGATCATTGCGATGTTACGGGGACGGGTTTCGTCAGGTGTACCAGCAGTTACAGGGTACGAGCCAGTAGTTGAAGGAGTATATACACTACCGCTAGTACTTCCAGGCGATTGAGCAGTACTTTGAAAGCCAGCCACTGTATAACTATGGCTATGTTGTTTAACGTTATCGCTTTGAGCCGTACCCAAAACACGTCCACTATCTATACCACGATTACTGTCTAAACCACGGATAAACTCACCGCGTAGATCAGGTACAGTAAAGTAATCAGTTTCTGGATATGTAGCTAGGGGGAAGTTGGTAATATCACGATGTGCAGCAAACGTGTTACCAATAGTTAATTTTAGAGCATTATAAGCAGCATCTGTCCGAGACAACGCTTGACCTTTACACTCAAGCCAACCAGTAGGTAGAGTAGTGTTTGTCCACCACATAATTGCACCAGTTGGTACAGCAGAGACACTAATAGTGCACTCGTTTGCAGTGCTATTATCTAAAGAAACACCAGTACCAGCCTTAAGTTTTACGTCATTGTCGGTGCTGCCATCAGACAAACGAATACGGAAATCACCGCTGTCATCAGCTCCAGCAAGGCTGTAAGTTGTATTAGTACCCCAACCAAGGTTACCGGCACCATCAGTCTTCAAGTATTGACCAGCAGTACCATCAGTTGCAGGGAAAACAACTGAAAATCCAGGTAGCACAAGTGAAAGGTCTGCACTAAGTGTAGGTGGTTTAATTGTTACACCGTAGTTACCATTTGTATACGTTGTACCCGTGGCGTTGGCAAAACTTACGACACCTGTACCATTTGGGTTAAGGGTAATATTACCGTCGCTAGTACTAACAATTGAGTTACCGTTGACATCAAGACTACCACCAAGTGAAGGTGACGTATCAGCAGATACTGCCGTCAAATAGGTAGCGCTAAGATCTGGGATGTCAGATGAAGCCCAAGTACCAGTGCTACTAATTTTAGACTTTGAAAGTGTTGGGATTGTGGCTGCATAAAAGACACTATTATTAGAATCCCAGATAGAAGTAGGTGTACCACCAACGTCATATTTAACAGTACTAGGATCAATGTCAGGAATTACAGCTGCAATAAACTCTTGATTGGTTGCATTCCAAGCATCTGTTTCAGTACCATTAAATGTGTATTGAATTTTACTAGCATTAAAAGATGGGATACGTGCTACATCAAAAGTACCGCTAGACACGGCAGCAGCATCAAGTGATCCAATGTTAACATCAGTAGCTGCAGTAATCCGACCTTGTTGGTCAACAGTAAACTGAGGAACAGCGCTAGAAGTACCGTATTGAGCAGCTGTTACAGCGGTGTCATCAAGACTAACTTGATAACTACCAGAAGTAACTACTGCACTACCATTGTCAACACTTAGTCCAGTACCACCAGTAACTTGAATGCTAGTTACCGTACCGTTACCAGTACCACGTTGTTGTGGAGCGAATTGGATCCATTGTGCGTCAGATCCAACAGCTTGGCTAGTACTTGAATCAATCGCAAGGCTTTCATCATAGTAAAGGTAAGATTCACCTGTAGCAAAATCAAAATACAAGTCACCATGAGCAACACCAGATGTTGGGATTGTATCACTAATGTGAACTTGAGCATTTACACGAGTTGGCGCTTCAATCAAAATTTGCTCAGAACCACTCGAACCACTTACAGTAATATCAATGCCTGTACCAGCTGCAAATTTAACAGTGTCATTACCTGCAGTCCTTTCAAGAACAAGATTTGCATGGGAACCATCTTGAGCTGCAGACAGTCCTACACTTGAAGTAACATCAGCCCAAGTACCATCACCTTTGAGGTACTTACTATCATTACCAGCAGTACCGTCATTAACGACAATACCTTTTTGACTAGAACCAGCAAATGTAGCAATATCTACTTCAGGTGTTTTAGTAGCTGTAACTGACACAGCAGAACCAGATGCTGCAGTTACTGAAGTAACAGGTTCGGTACCAGCAGAGATAGCGGTTACACGTCCCTGTGTATCGACAGTAACAGAAGTAGGATAAGCAGACGTACCAGCCGTTACTTTGTCAGGCATAGCGGTATCTTTAATGTCACCACTGCTGTCAAAGTAAGTAGAGCTGCTATTGACTGCAGAACCATTCACAGTCAAATTA